AGTTATCAGGAAGTGATGTGATTTTTGTATTTTTGAGGGATAAACTCCCTTGAACAGTTAAGTTATTCGGAAGTGATTCGATATCTGTACCATTGAGGTCTAAATTCCCATCAACAGTTAAATCATCAGGAAGTGATTTGATTGGTGTACTATTGAGGTATAAACCCCCGTGAACAGTTAAGTTATCAGGAAGTGATGTGATTGGTGTACTACTGAGGTTTAAAGTCCCACTAACAGTTAATTTATCAGGAAGTGATGTGATTGGTGTACGGGTGAGGCTTAAATCCCCCTGAACAGTTAAGTTATCAGGAAGTGATGTGATTGGTGTATGTTCGAGGTATAACCCCCCGTGAATAGTTAAGTTATCAGGGAGTGATGTGATTTTTGTACGGGCGAGGTATAAATCCCCAGCGACAGTTAAGTTATCGGGAAGTGAATCGATATCTGTATAACTGAGGCTTAAATACCCACCAACAGTTAAGTTATCAGGAAGTGATTTGATTGGTGTACTATCGAGGTCTAAATCCCCAAAAACTTTAGTTACTTCTTTTCCTTGTAACAATAACCCTCTTGCTTCATCACCAAAATAGAAATCTCTATCTGTGTACCCGATTAATTCATCTGGATTGGAATGGAATTTATAGAGGTTCATTTGTGAATCTTCCCTTTAACTGCTAATGAACTTGGTAAGTTGTTCTTGTCTAAGTTTGGTGTAAAACCGAGGTATAAATCCCCATGAACAGTTAAGTTATCAGGAAGTGATTTGATTTGTGTATCACTGATGTTTAAACTCCCTTGAACAGTTAAATTATCAGGAAGTGATGTGATATCTGTACCATCGAGGTATAAATGACTACCAACTTTTAAGTTATTCCCAAGTGATGTGATTGGTAAATTTCTGAGGTCTAAATACCCACTGACAGTTAAGTTATCAGGAAGTGATGTGATATGTGTATATCTGATGTTTAAATCCCCCTGAACAGTTAAGTTATCAGGAAGCCAATAAACAGGTGATGTGATTGGTGTACCATCATCATAATGTCTTGTATGGAACTGTAAATCATCAACAACGACTTTAGTTACTTCTTTTCCTTGAAGTATTAATTCTTGTGCTTCATCACCAAAATAGAAATCTCTATCTGTGTACCCGATTAACTCATCTGGATTGGAATGGAATTTATAGAGGTTCACAATACATACTCTACGTCAATCTATTCCAAATCTTCTGTAGCATTGGGTACATATCAGAGTATCTTGCTTTACCTGCACGCATTTGCAACATCAACCAACGTAAATTACGTATCTTGTCAAACGATGTCATTTCGTCGTACAGATGTAATTGTCTGCGAACACGTTGGTGGTCACTGGATAGACCTCTAATTGTTCTCATTAATAATAAAAACAATTGATGATAATCGTCTTCGTCAACTCTACCACCTGCCATATCCCTTAAAATACGTCTAATACGTAACTCAGGAATAGTAATATCATAACGTGTTATCAACTTATCTGAATATTTTTCTTGGTTTAATAGCAATACAATAGCGTTGTACATATCTGGTTGTGTAGTCCTAAACCCTTTAAATGTAGGCTGACTCATAATATCACGTGCGTATTTAATTGCAGTTGCTCTATCTTCGTACCATATAAAGTTAAGAGCAAAAAACATGTTTAACAATAATATTGCTAAGTCATCTGCTTTCGTGCCATCAACAAGATTTAGATTTTTGAAAATCCTTGCTTCTTTTAATTCACCAAAAAATTCAAAATTACTCATACTCGTCAAACCATTCTTGTGTTTCGCTATTATGTAGGAACTCCAAAGTTCCTGTTCCTTGTTGTCCAACACGCATGGGAACATCTCTTCCTCTCATAGATTCTAACTTTCCTGTATTTTCAACAGGTGTATCATGTAAGCGAACTTGTAATTCAGAATCATCAGTGTCTCTGTACCAGTATCCGTTAAACTTAACCCAAACTGTTCCATCATTCGCTATTATGTACTTCACAGGAACAATCTTTCCTGGTTGTAACATCTCATTAGGCAAATAATCACCGTAATCTATTATTTGTTTTTCTTGTGCAGGTTTTATTAAACTCAGAGTCATTAACTTTGACATATACTTTAATGCAATCCCAGAAGTTGAATTTTCATCAGACGATAAATCAACTAATTGTTGTATTGCTTTGTCTGATTCTTGGTTAGGAGATACATGCATATCAGAGTAAACTAATTCTTGCAACAACGACGTTAGTATTGATTGAGTGGGTGTTTGTTTTAAATGTGATAATTTATTATTCCACTTATCAAGCCATTCCTTTGCTTTATCTCGCAATCTAGAATCTTGTGTGCCACGCGCAATAGCATCGTGTATAGTCATAGAACTAAGTCTATTACTTAACGTATTAAAATAAGTATCTGCAATCGCGTCGATTACAACTTCATTTACTTTCATTAATCTTCTTCAAACTACGTTGGAATTTACGACCGTCTCTAGTTCTAATAGAATTAAGAAATTTACGAGTTAGGTTATCTGCTTCTTCTGTGTTATATGATTCGACAACTAAATCTAAAAGTCTACCAGCACTTTCAATTAAGTTATCAGCACGACTTCTAATAATATGCTTTTTGTCTCTATCTATATGCAAATTTTCAAGTTCTTCTAGAATACTTCTCGTTCGTTTTTGCATAATGCAACCTATTAGTGTTTAGTATATTTATCTGGTATTTAGGATTTCTGTTAATCTTTTCATCTTAGCAGTCATAGTAGCATCTGCCTTAGGAACTACCTTATCTACTTCAACTGTAATAGGTTTACCAGATTTTATATTGTCCATTATTGCACTTGATGTTTGTTGTATTGAATCACTTGGCTCTATACCAGTATCGATTATTCGTAACGTGTTTGCATCAAATAATAAATCAATTTTTTGTCCAACTCCAGCACTAGACCGTGTTTTCATCAATTGTAATTGATACTTACCTTGTTCTCTCATCGCGCTATTGGTGAATATTCCAAATACATTATCAGCAGTGTTGATTTTGGAAATACCACCGGAAATATGACTATGGTCGAATATCGTTTCCTCAACTGCTCCTCTATTTAACTGTGATGCAGTCACCATGATAATATCCAATTCCTTTGCTAAATTGCGAATCTCCTCGGATACATACTTGTCCTTGATGAACAAATCACTCGGACTCACTTTGGTTGAAACTGGCATTAACAAATCTAAATAATCAATACACATGCACTCAATCTTCATGCATTGTTGTACTTCCAACTCTTTAATATACGCACGTATGTCATTAATAGTACTTTGCGCTGGTAAATATTTAATACGTAATTTTCCAGAATTCTTTGCAATCATTTTGACTTTCAAATCAACGTCGTCAATATCTTTGAAAATTCTACTAGATGCAGTATCAGTTATCATTGAGTCCATACGCATACTAGTTAAATCTTCACTTAACTCGAGTGTTATGAATACACAATTCTTACCAGACTGAACCCAATTAATTATTAAGTTTTGCATGAACAATGATTTACCAGAACCAGAACCACCTGCAAATATCTGCAATTCACCTTTGTTGAAGCCACCATATAATTTCTTATCTAACGTTTGCCATCCTGTACTTGTTTGTCCATTTTTATTTTTAATAGCAAGTAGTCTTGACTTCGGGTCTGCAAAATAATCAGTACCCATATCCTTTGTTAAACTAATCTGAACAGCATCCTTGATTAGTTTTTCAACAGGGTCATAATCACCTTTCTCTAATAAATCAGCACTACCCAAAATAGCACGTTCTAATTCTTGTCTTCTAGTAAACCCTTCGAACTCACTAAAGAACCAATCGTAATGACCGTCATCCAAATCTGTTGGTGGGGTTAACTTAGAGTTAGTTACAGCGTTTATTTGGTCAAAAGATGGTAGCACTCCGTGTTCATTTGAGTGGTCGCTAATCATATTAGCGACATCATGTAACGATTCATCGAAATTATCTACATTATAAATATTCTGTACGCGGACGAAACTCTGTGGGTCATTTAACATCATCTCCAAAAAGAACTTCTGTACTTCTCTGCTATACTCTTTCAATTTTTTTCTCTAATTTTATTTTTGTCAATACTTTAACCTTTGCACCACGATTGGCGTTCTTTATTATTTCCAATAAAGTTTTAATCTTACCATTCCTTACTATTGCATCATTTACATCTTTGATATCATCGTCCCATTCGGGAATACTAACACTAAACCCATGTTTAATAGCATCATCAATCAACTTCAACCCTGCCTTATCCTGGTCAGGTACCACAATAATATCACGGTACAGCCGTTTCAATTGATATGCTTGTTCCTCACTTATTTTATTATGCAGTACTGCCAATCCATCTATACTTATAGCATCCAATATACCTTCTACTACTATTGCATATTTCCATTTATCATCCTGTAAATCCAACCCAAAAATATATCCAGGTTGCTGTTCATTTATATACTTTGGTGTATTATTATCCAAGAACCTAGATGTGTATCCGACTATTTTCCCCTCGTTGGTATAAGGTATTATAATTCTATTCTTGTTTCGTATTCCATCACTAGGTGTTATCATAAACGCATATTGATTGTAGTCTAATCCTCTACCCTTCAAATAATCAACAAATTTACTATCACTGTACGTGATAAGCCTAGCGTTTTTGGGTAACAATATTTCATTGAATGATATATTAAAACCACGTGAATTAATTTGTTCAGAAATTACATCATTTATACTTTTATGTCTAAGGCTATCTAAATTAAACCAGTCAATCTCAGTTTTACTTACACCTAACCATCCTAATAACTCTCTTGCCTTGATACCGACTGGTTTCCCCAGCGTGAACCCTGTTTTGAAATTGCAATTGAAACAGTGATATGACCAATCATGTTCGTTACTTAATAAGATACCACCGCGACCGCGTTTATCTGATGTCTCGTCATTGTGAATGCAACAAACAGCATTGAACGATATCCACCCACTAGGTGATTGTTTTCTTTTTTGAGGAAGAAAGGATAGTATATCTAACATTTTACATATTATATTATACTGTTATATGTTAAGTTATATAATTTTACTGAATAGCATAAAATGGTTATGTTATAATAAAAAGACTCTTAGGCGTACACACGAGAGTCGGACATGGTGAAAAGGAACAAATACAATGACAAAGTGTCATTCAAAAAACCTTTAGTACTAACACAATATATTTGCACTTAGCGTTGTGCTACAGCAGTGCTTCGCTAATTTTTAACAATCAGTAGTAAAGAGTATCGAGGAAGATGTTTTTTACAATAATTGTTGTGCTACTCTATTTCTAGGAACGTTGAGTAAAACGCAGTTCTGTGTACAAAATGACAATGAACATCACAACTAGAAGCACACAAAGTTGTTACAAAGTATACTTCATTGCGATTGGTTGTCAATGGTTTTTATCAATGATTTTGCAATTATTTCATGACCATCTTCATTTGGATGACCACCCCGTTTATAATTGTTATCTAGAATACTTCTAGTATTAATATCATATACGCTTGGGATTCCATCTATTCTAGTTTTTGATAATAAATTAAACTGAAATACAGGAATTTTATACCGTGAAGATACACCATCAAACAACCTCACTGTTGTTTCATAATTTAATCTATACAACTCATCGGATGCAGTCATATTTAAGTAGTGTTTATGTAAATCAAACCAACCCCTATCAACATTTGGACCTGCACTATCCAACCATTGTGCATGTAAATAATTATTCCATGGTGGGTCATCACGACCTCTTTTATGATTCGGATTGTACCAACTAACTCTACTTTCTTCAGTTAATCCCACAACTATCAATGAATTGTTAATATATTCATTCGTGTGGTTATTAAGCCACCATATTAAGTTCCATTGCATTGACTGTAAACTTGAGCCAGGGAATGATAGATTTTCTTGCCGTAGGTTGTAATGTTTTGCGAGAACTCCAGTATAACAGTGCTCTAATCGATATTTGTCATTCTGTGTATAGTGACTGGATATCCCCTGTTTTTTCAATTCTGGGTCTAGTAACTCATCACCGAATGCCCAACTGCATCCAAACGATACAATGTGTTGTGTACTAATCTATTTACTCCAATATTATATTCATCTTTGGATATTCTTCAGTAATTTTTTGGATTAATTTTAAATACTTCACCACTAACTTGTAATGTATCTGGTAAATTATCCTTATCCATATTATCTG